CCCCCTTGTCTGAAGCGCAGTAATGCCTGTGTCGTCGAGTCAACTAAGTCGTCGTTGGTGCCCGCAGGAAAATCGTTGCACTCCTCGATGACGTCCTTCGCCCATCGTTTATCTGGAGCCCAGACCACACCGCTGGAGAACAAGTCAGATACTGCGTTGACGCGGCTGATCTTATCCTGCCCTTTACCCGGCGTGAACTCAGATATCGGTACGCCCATCCGGCGAAGTTCCTGATATAGGGCTGCGCCATTAGACTTCTTCTCCACGATGAAGGCGTCGGGTTCCCACTCTCTATACTCGTCAAACACCATCCGCTTTAAGTCGGGAAACTCCATCCGTTTCTTTATGGAGTTGAGCAGAATAATGTTGTAGTTGTTAACCTCTTCATTGAAGAACACGCCCCACGTGGTCAGTGCGTTGTAGTCAGCACGGGTGTTGGCTTCCTGCGCCGCGTCCAGGCTCATGATGATGAAATCACACGGTGGCGGGTTCTCTTTCTCCCATATCTGCCACCACTCCCGCTTTATCAGCGCCCCTTCTTCTGCAGTCGGGTCCTGCATGTACTGAGCCTGCCAGTAGCGGGGGTCCATACCGATCCGCTTGGACTCAAGCTCCTCGAACGACCAGAATTCTGGCCATAGGGGGGTACCAGACGGCAGGATCGCGGGAAACTCGACCACTTCCCACTGATCTGCATCCTCATTCTGGGTCATGTGGTTGATTATCTGGCCAGTCAAATCAAGCTTCGACCAGCGAGTCATGACCACGATAATGGCCCCGCCCGGCATCAAACGCTGGATCGGACCTGACTGGAACCACTCCCACGCCGGTAGAAAAACGTCAGGCCGCCCCTGTTTCGCCTCTTGCTCAGAGTGCGGATCGTCAATAATAAAGAGGTCAGCGCCACGACCAGCCAAAGCACCGCCAACGCCAATAGCAAAGTACTCACCATTGAAGTTTGTCCCCCAACGTGAAGCGGATTTGGAGTCAGCCTGTAGCTCCACTTGCGGGAAAATATCCTTGTAAGCCTCCGAACCCACCAGATTCCGCACTCTCCGGCCAAAATTCACTGCCAAATCAGCGGTATGCGAGGCCATGATGACCTTCTTCTGGGGGTACTTGCCAAGAAACCACGCGGGGGCCAAATAAGAGATCAATTCGGACTTGCCATGGCGTGGGGCGATGTTAACGATCACCCGTTTCTTCTTGCCGGCGGCAATATCCTCGAAAATCTGGGCCAATCTAGCGTGGTGAGCCCCGACTTTATACCCTGCATACACGTGTTTGACGAAGTCCAGGAACGATTTAGAGCCTAGCTCCTTATTCAACTCGTTCTGGTACGTCTTTAGCAGCTCTGCAGTCCGTCTTTTCTGCTTCTCCGGCATATTTGGCAGTGCCAGACGCAGTTTTTCCAGCATTTCAGGGGTGAGACGGGGGGCTTGCTGCACTATTCAGCCCTTGTTTCGGTGTATTCGACGTCAATCACGCGCTTTTCGAGGTTGGTAAGGGTCTCCATCAGCTCTTTTTCAACCTCTTCGATGCTCTGGACCTTCATCGTGACCTCGGAACGCTTCTTAAAAGCGTCCACGCCGTCGATTTCACCTAGTTTGGTGAGCGCTGCGATACGTGCTTTGGGGTCTTTGGCACTCTCGATCTCTGCAACCAGCTTGTTGACCACATACATCTTCAACTCAGCAAGGTCATCAACGATCGAGACGTTCATCTGAGACACCATTCCGGCCAGCATGGCCAGGGTCTCATTCGGGTAATTGGAGAATTCAGGCCGATACGTGGGATTAGCAGCCATCTCGCGGGCCAATTCCTTGGCCTGTTCAGCATTCTCAAAACTTGCAACGATGGGCTGACCGGTCAGATCCGATAGCAGCTTGATGACGTTAGCCCGCATCTCCAGCTCTTGCGCTGGACTCAGTTCTGGAAAAGCTTCCTTAGCACTCGCCGGAAGAGGAATGCCCTCTTCTATGTCGGGTACGAACATCTCTTGTCGATCTCCGTGGACAGTGGCTGAAGAATATCACCAAACAATACAAATACAACTGCGGAGGAAACGGGACTCCTTAAAAAAGGTGACGGGGGGTGTTCTGTAAAAATGTGGAGTGGTTTGTGCGGATTTGGGTGATAGGGGGCGGGCGGGTCCCATCGCGCGTATTCGGGGGGTACGGGGCGGGCACCCCCCTGCCGTAGAACTTTACTTATGGGGTGGGGTATGGGATAAGGAACTCACAGCAGACGCAATCCTGCCCTGCTGATGACAAGGAGCATCACCATGACGCTGAACCTCACCAAAGACCAACTCCACAACGCAGCCTACAACATGGGCGTCCTCGGAGACTTCGCCGGATACATCGGCAAGGCATACATGCAGGCTGACTCGCGCAATCAGCGGCGTCTGCTCGAGGCTTTCCCTGACCTGTTCGACCAAGCGCACGAGTATGTGGCGGCGCAGTTCAGCAGCGCAGGCATCTCTTACTAACCCCAACGGGGCGGCGCAAGCCGCCCCATAACAAGGAGCATCACCATGAAACAGTTCCTGCAGTTCCTGTTTGGCTACACGGTCTTTGCCTGCTACGGTCGAGTAGAACAGCTGAAGTTCTTCTGGACTCGCAAAGAGGCAGAGGAGTGGATGGACCTGTATCCGCACGGTAGCAGCGTGCTGATACTCAAGCTTCGTCGCGGCATCGCATTCCGCCGCACTAACTGGGCCTGATAACAACGGGGGGCGAAAGCCCCCCACACAAGGAGAACCACCATGGACTACACCAATCAGATTCGCCACCTTCGCTTCCTGGCAGAGGATGCACGGCACAGCAGTGAGCGTCGCGCCAAGCTGGTCAACAAGCTGCTCGACGAGAACTACGACTTGTTCAACCTGCTCGACTATCTCAACGTCAGTCGCACCAACTCAGCCACCAAGTATCACAGCGCGGTAGCTGCTGACTCGCCGGGCGCGTACGACATGCTGAAGTTGCTGCAGACCTACGACAACGACCATCGCATGCTGACCAGCGCGCTGCGCGATCTGGCTTTCCTGCTCATCAAGTACAAGAGCGAAATGCAGGACGTGTACTGCCCGCCTGAAGCGGACGAGTAGTGGGGAGGGGGCTTCGGCCCCCTTCTTTTTTGGCCTGCTGATGCCAGTTATGTGTCGTCGCGCGCCCATCGCGAGCGTGTGCGTGGTCGGACCTGATTAGTGCGCCACGTGGCCGTGGACCTTTACTTAGCATGTCAGCCATGAGAGTTTGAATCCACGCCGCGACAATCCCGTCCGGCGTGTTCACTTGGAGTATCTGAAGATGGCAAACGCCAACGCAGCAAACGCAGTTCCCGCCGGTATCAAGTCCCTGCAGGATGCCGCCTACCAACAAGCGAAGGCCGGAGACACTACGGAGTCGGTGGCGCGGTATGTCATGTCCCGCGAGCCGAGTTTCCCTGATGAACTCTCAGACGAAGGCAAGGCAGAACTGACTGCCGGCTACCGCCTGCGCTACGCTGAGATTCGGCCGGCGCAAGTCTACTACCGCGTGTCAGACACGCTCTACGTGCCGGCTGAGCAGTTCAAAGGCGACACCGACAAAGCCGAAAAGGTCACCATCACCGTGTCGATGGCAATCGGCTACACCACACACGAGTTCGGCAAACTGGCCGACACTCACAGCCCGCAGTTCAAGGGCATCGTCGGCGCAGTGCGCGAAGCAACATCGACCTACGTGTCGAACCGCATGGCCGACTTGAAGCGCGCCGTGAACCGTATCAAGAATGAGGGCAAGACGCGCACTCGCGCAGCGACACCGTCGTTTGAGCAGCGCGTGCCGGATGCTCTGAAAGACCTGCAAGCGAAGTGCACCACGGCGCATCAGCGTGGTGACGCTACCGCCGACAAGACCAAACTGGCGAAGGCCATCGGCGCATTCAACGCAGTCTGGAAGGCGTAGCACTCTGGGTAGCACTCTGGCCGGACCCTACGGGGTCCGGCCTTTTTTTGGCCTCGCTCCGCGATGCCAGTTCTGTCTGCGAGCGCGTTAGTAGATAGCGTCAGGTGCCATGCTGCGTGCAGCATGGCATTTTTTTGTGCCCGTGTCAACGATGCCAGTTATTTGTCGTCGCGCGCGTCGATGCGCGGGCATCGCTAAATAGCGTTCCACGTGGCCGTGGAATGGGCAAACGAAAGCCGCCTTTCGGCGGCTAAATTTAAACTGCACTGGATGTGCAGTTTACCCTCCTTGTTAAGCGTTGTCAACACTTTTGTGCGACTTGTTAAGCGGGTGCTAAACAAGTTTTCGCTTGTAAGCCATTGATTCTGCGCGATAAAAAATTTTTGTTTAGTGTTTAGCAGTTTTGCGAGGGAGGGACGCCCTTACGCGTACAAATTCTGTCGTACGTGATAAGGCAGCGAGCGGATCCCAAAATTGACACGCTGGAAGGTTCCGTCCACCTCATTCTTACTAAACACTAAACAAACAATACTTTCTTTATACTTACTACTAGTAGAATCAAGCACTTACAGCACCCCACCCCCCGATTCTTGTGTTGTTAAGCATAGTTAGCCCTCTCTTAACACTAAACAAACTCCGCCCACCCCCCATCAGTTCTGAGAACGGTACATGACGCCGAACTCTCAT